CAGGTGGAGTTCAGTTTGCTAGACAAGCTGCGATACAAGCATCACAAGTACAGAAATTAGAAATAGCATTGAGAGGTGCAGTTAAAACAGAAGCAGATTTTAAAAAAGGTTTAGAAATAATTGCAAATACATCTAAAAGATTAAATGTGCCAATAGCAGCATCAACTAAACAATTTACAACCCTAGCTGCTTCTGTTGTAGGTGCGGGTGGATCTATTGAAGATGCAAAAGTTGTTTTTGAGGGTGTTTCAAACTCAATTAAAGCTACTGGTGGTAATGCAGAAGATGTGCAATCTGCTATAAGAGCGATGAGCCAAATTTTCGGAAAAGGTAAGGTGTCGGCAGAAGAGTTGCAGGGTCAGCTGGGCGAGAGATTGGCTGGTGCAGTTGTAAAATTTGCAGAAGCAAATGGTAGTAGTTTGCAGAAACTACAAAAAGATCTAAGAGATGGAACAGTTGGATTAGATCAAGTTATTAAGTTTGCACAAAAATTAAATATTGATTTTGCAGAGACAGCAGAAAAAGTGGCAAACTCATCAGCAGATGCGGGTCAAAGATTGCAAACACAAATACAAAATTTATCAATAACAATAGGTAGAGATTTAATTCCTATTGGAGCTGCTCTTCAAAAACAATTTTCAGAGATACTACAAGGTTTTGCAAGTGCTGATGGTGCTGTTAAGTCTTTAACTGAAACCATAAAAGCTTTTGGTGGCTTTTTAGTTGTAACAGTAGCTCTTGTAAGAACACTAGTAAGAATTTTAGCGGATATGGTTAATATTATTAATCATATAGCTGTAGGTCAGTTTGATAAAGCATTTTTAATAGCTAATAAAGGTTTTAAAGACCTAAAGAAAAACTTTGATAAAGACATGGCTGCTTTAAATGAAATCAGACTTGGAGCACAACCACCAGAGGCGGGTGAAGGTAGTGGATCTAATACAACAACAGAGGGATTGCCATCATTGACGGAAGATCAATCTAAAAAAGCACAATCTATTTTAGATAAGTATGCAGAATCAGTTAGAGATGTTAATTCACAAATAGCAAATTCTTTTGTAAGTACATTTAAAAAACTTGAAGATAGTCTTGTTGAATTTGTACAAACTGGAACATTAAACTTTAAAAAACTTGCTCAATCTATTATCTCTGACATAACAAGAATATTTATAAGGTCACAAATAATAGCTCCACTGGTAGGAGGACTTGGGAATATATTTGGTGGTGGTGGAAATATATTTAGTGGTCTTTTTGGACGAGGTAGTAAAACAATTAGAGGTGTAAGCACTGGATCAGGTTTAAATGCATTAGATTTTGATGATCCAAATGCTTTTGCCAAAGGCGCAGCATTTGCTTCAAATCAAATAATTCCTTACGCAAAAGGTGGCATAGTAAACAAACCAACAATTTTTCCCTTTGCTACAGGTATTGGATTAATGGGCGAGGCAGGTTCAGAAGCAATACTTCCTTTAAAACGTGGTCGTTCTGGTAACTTAGGTGTTGAAGCAACTGGTGGTGGAATTGGTAATATTGTTGTAAATGTAGATGCGTCAGGCTCGTCTGTAGAGGGAGATGAAAACAATGGTAGGCTTCTTGGCGAGGCTATAGCAGTTGCTATACAATCACAATTATTAGAAGAAAAAAGACCTGGAGGCTTATTAGCATAATGGCAACTTTTCCAAATATTGAACCTAGCTTTCCTGTAAGAAAAAATTCAAGTCCAAATATTAGGACTGTAAAATTTCAAGATGGCTATGAACACCGCATAATCTTTGGGCTACATCAAAATCCAAAAACTTTTACCTTGTCTTGGAAAAATCTTAGTGAAACAGACAGTGATACAATCGAGACTTTTTTAGATGCGAGGGCAGAAGATGGTGCAAGTTTTACATACACTCCACCAAATGAATCTAGTGCTATGCAATTTAAGTGTCCGAAATGGAGTAAAAATATGCAATTTCCAACAAGAGCAACAATTCAAGCAACATTTGTAGAAGTTTTTGAACCATGAGTACTGCTCCTGTTTTTAGTGAGATACAAAAAATAAATCCTTCAGCAATCATTGAGCTTTTTGTGTTGCAGTTAGATACAGCTTTACATGGTGCGAATACTATTTATAGATTTCACTCAGGAACTAATTTAGATGCAAATGGTGAAATAGTATTTGCGGGTAATTCATATCTGAGATTTCCTATTCAAGCAACAGGTTTTGCTGACCAACGTGGAAAATTACCTCGACCAAAGGTAACTATAAGTAATGCAACAGGTTTGATGTCAGCAATTTTAGTCAGTGTAAATCAGGTAACAGCAGGTAATGATCTTACTGGTGCTACTTTTACAAGAATAAGAACAATGGCAAGATTTTTAGATGCAGTTAATTTTACAGGGAATACAAATCCATTTGGAACGCCAGATCCGACAGCAGAGTTTAGACGAAAAATTTATATTGTAGATCGTAAATCATCAGAAAATAGAGAAATCGTAGAATTTGAGTTAGCAGCGGCTACTGATATGGCGGGTGTTCGAGCACCTAAAAGGCAATGTACTCGTGCTTTGTTTCCCTCTATTGGTACGTTTAATCAATGACTTGGCGAGATGATGCGTTGGTTCATGCGAAAGACCAAGACCCAAAAGAATCTGTAGGTTTACTTCTTAATGTTAGAGGTAAGCAAAGATATTTTCCTTGTGAAAATTTAGCAATATCTAATCATCAGCACTTTATTTTAAATCCAGAAGACTATGTTAATGCAGATAAAACAGGAGAAATTATAGCGGTAGTTCATAGTCATCCAGTTACACCACCAATTCCTAGTCAAGCAGATCGAATTAGTTGCGAAAATAGTAAACTTCCTTGGCATATAGTTAACCCTAAAACAGAAGAATGGGGAGAATGTATTCCCGAAGGTTACGTTCCAGATTTATTAGGTCGGCCTTGGGTTTGGGGTGTTACTGATTGTTGGTCACTTGTAAGAGATTGGTATAAACAGGAGAAGAATATTGATTTAATAGATTATGAAAGAAGCATGACACCACAAGAATTTTTAGAAAATCCTTTATTTGAAACCTATGCTATTAGAACAGGTTTTAGAGAACTTAAAAATGAAGAGAAGTTAGAGAAAGGAGATGTATTGTTAATGTCTATAATGCACCCAACTTTAAATCATGTAGCTATTTTTCTTGGAGATATGGTTTTACAT